TAAGCCAAGGCCAAGGCAACAGCTGCATCGCCATGTCGTTTGGCAATATCTTGTCTTCCGTCGGATGAACCTTTTTCACTGGTGCGTGTCTCAGGTATCCGTGGCACACCCTTGATAACTTGAACTAAACGAAGGTCACCCAAGAAGTCTTCATCCTTGGGAAGCTTGTCCAAATTTCCATCTTCAAGCGCAGCTTTGACGGGAGGCATGTGCTCTCGGTACCAGCCTTCAGTCAACATCACTTGTTGAATGCGGCTTGGACCATAACGCTGCATAGCAAACTCGGCCAGAAACTGACCGTTGCCACGTGCGTCAAACGCGCCACCAATGAAGTTTGGCAACCTGTCTATCAGATAAAAAGCAACTTGCTCTTGTTGTCTGAAAGGAACATTGCGCAACTCAATCACAAAGGGAATTCGGCGCACCAAGTTTTTTTCTTGGATCAGTGGAACATGCACCGATAAGTCGCCAGAGCGGCCAAAGTCTTCGCCATTGAAGCTTTTTGCATCCGCTGGCAAGACTTCAAGTAGTGGGGCCAGATGCTCTTGAAGCCAATCCTGACACTCTGCTTTTCTGATGTGGTCAGGCAGCAGCTCAAAACCTTGTTTGCATTCCCAGCGCAATACAGGCGTGTCGCTTGACATGCGAGATTCGATCAGCGCACGCGATAGCCATGCGCCACTCGAATTGGACGGAATGCAATCGAGCTCTTCCTGTGCGCCAACGCCATAGAAAGAGTAAACGCTTTGAATCCAAGCAAGCTCTTCTTCACGTTTCCACTCTTTGCCCAAGCGCAAACAAACGCGACGATAAAGACCATCAGCAACAGCTTCTTGAAAAGTGACCCGATGCACCGAGCCACTGCGCTTTTCAGCGCGAATGTCGGTGATCAATTCATTGAATGGGTTTTCAGTCCCGTCGTGCGTGCTGATGATGCGCACCTTGCCGCCCCAAATCAACATGGCCATTGCTGCTTTGAGTAGCTCGGACAGCTTGTCGTGGAAAGCGGCCTCATCGATCACAATGACGCCTTGACGACCGCGCAAGTTAGAGGGGCGGCTGGTCAGTGCAACGATCCTGAAACCAGAATCTGGAAAACGAATGGTGAAGGTCTTGATGTGTTTGTCTTCATCATCGCCATCCCAAAAACCATCTTCAACCTCGCTTGCAGCATAGTTGTACACGCGAGCCCACATTGCTGCGGCTTGAACGTACTCAATCGTCATGTCTTGGTTGTAGGCGATGTAGTAAACGTTTTGCCCACCTACATTCCGATTGGATGCCGCAATCAAAACATCATCAGCTGCCTCGGCCCATGTGATACCAGTACGTCGAGATTTCTCGAAAACCTTGAATGGCGATGGATCGGCAACCCATTTTTGCTGGTATCCCATCAACACAGCAGGCGCACTCACCTGTGCTGTGTTTGGTACTTTGGCCGGAACTTTTGTCATGATGCCAAGAACTTCTCGACGAAGCTGATCAACTGTCTCAGCAGACAAGCCGCCTTTTTTGGCGATTTTTTCCACGTTTGCAGCTGCTGCTTGCGCACGCTCTTTGACCTCAGATTGAAACTTTTTAAGGTTGACGCTGCTGCGCGTCAGGGTCGCAATATTTTTGGCGGCTGAGCTGAGCATGCTGATTCTTTCGCCTGCATCAATATCTTCTTCATTGGCCTCTTGCAGAGAAATGATCGCGTCAAACAACTCAGTCTGAACAAGCGCAGTCAAAGCCTCGCTGCGAGCATCTTCATCATCACCAGCTTGGGCGCGAATGATCTTGGCAGCTTCAGTGCTGGCCCTGATGGCCGTTAAACGACGCTCAAGTTTTTGACCATATCGATGCATTGCTGATCGACTTGGTAAGTCGCCTGCGACCTCATGCCCGGGGAATTGATTTCGCAGATCAGAGATCAACTCATCAAGCGTCATCGATCCCTCAGAAATCTTGCCCTCAATGTAGGACTTGACCTCAGCGGGTAAACGGGAAAGTTTGGATTTTCTCCCCATGTTTATGTTCCAGCAGATGGACGCGCAATACCGGGTTCGCAATCCACGGTGTACTCAACCATGTCAATGCCAAATCGCTCTAGCTTGGCGCGTACTTGCCCCAGCGGGTCGGTACGCAAAGAAATCAATTCACGACTTTCTAGGTAGTCCAGCTCACGCCGAACCTCCATTTCTGTCACATCAGGATAGGTGGCTGAAATCACGCCACGCATCATGCGAATCGTTGCATCGCTTGGGCGTGCAATATTCATTGTCAGCAACAACAGCCAGCGCATCGTCTCGCGCCGAGCGCGCTGAGCTACCAGGTGCATTTCTTCTTCTTTCATAGATTCCGTCCCTCTTTGAGGATCAAGTTTTCAAACCGTATTGCGATTGCATCTAGCTTGGTCATGATGGTTGCGACTGCTTGCACATAGTCGTCACGGCGAACATAGTGCAATGGAAGATCTGCTTTTAGATTGAGCAATTCACGCTCTACCCGTTGCCACTGACCTGCATCTGTCTTGATGGCCTCATCCAAGGTATTTAGACGATCTGAAAGTTGAATATGCTGGGCAGCTCGGGTCGTTTCCAATGAGGTAAAGCGCTCATCCAAATGCCGCTGCATTTGCCCAAGCAGGAGTTTTCCAACGGCTCCACATGCGCCAAAAAAAGCAATCAGCAACAAAATCAGGTGCCATAGTTCAATCATCATTTTTTTCTCTTGTGGTTGGTTGATTCGTGTGCCATGCAATCAAGGCGTTGAGTCGTGCACGACATTGCCCATATTGAGCTCCTGCCTCTGTGATCCAGATGGCGATGTCGGTATCGGTGGCAATGGCCCCATCGGCTGGAGAAGCTCGATTGGCGGCTTCAGGTAAATCAATGACGTTGATTTCTGTGGCGTTGTTGAGCACCCGCAAAGCAGGCTCATTGAGGCAAGTGCTGTTGTGAGTAACTTTTGTGATGGCATTGCGCTTTTCCTTTTTCAAGACCTCAATTTCCTGAACCTTTTTTGTCAGAATCAGATAGAGGTCATCACCATTTTTTTGGGCAACTTGCAGAGCCTCAAGCGTGCTGGAGAGTGCCTCAATTTGTTCTTTTTGATGGTCAGCCTTGAGCTGTGAAATTTCAGCTTTGAGTGGGTAGCGACCAAGTGACCAACCCAAAGTTGCCCCAAGCAAAAGGGCGCTCAGCGCTGATGCCAGAATTGCAATGAATTCACGATTCATACGCTGGGCCCCCATGTTGCGTACATTGGCTGCAACTCAATCAAGATGCGTTTTGGATAGGCTCTGTTTTCTTGCCAATTGGCAGCGGCGCGTCCTGCGTTGACAAGTTCGACCGACCCGAACCACACCAGCGGATCAAGCCCCTTACTTGACGCCAGTTTTTGATCGCGCTGAATCCATCCAAGACCACCGTTGTATGCCGAGAGCATGAAGGCATGTTGGCTGCGTGCATCGCTGGCTTTAATGCGGTCAAACAACCAGCGGTCGTACCCCACCAAAGCGCGAATTGCCCACACGGGATTGGTAGGTTGGCAATCTTTCTTTGCAGTGCCATTGAGCTCACACCACCATGATGCCGTACCTGGCATGAATTGAGCCATGCCAGTCGCACCCACGCGACTGACTGCATTGCTATTCCAGCGGCTCTCTTGATGCAGCTGTGCGGCCAATGCTGCGATGGGTGCATCAAGGCCCCACTGTGCATGCGCAGCGCGCGTTAGATCTGCGCGCCACCGTTTGGATTCCTGTGGTGCTTGTTGAGCATGTGCGTTGCTGAAAAATCCACCAGCAAACAAAATTGAAAACAAAACCAATTCGCTGAGGAGCGAAAAGAAAAAGTTGTGAGAGTCTTTTCTGGGCTCGCCATGCTTGGCAAGTGCGATGCCCAAAGACAAGGCACAACCAAAAATGAGGATGTACTGTGGCGCGCCCATCTTATGTCTCATCCTTGATGCCGTTGGCGGCTTCGTCGATTAGGTCTATGTAACGCTGTGCGTCAGTGAATCGTCCGGTTTGACGATCAATAACCGTGTTATCTCGGCGTTTTTCGAGTCCGAGGTGCTTTTGAATCAACGCGTATTTTTCCTTATCCGTCAACGGCTTGCGTTTCTTGCTGTTGCACAAAGCTTCGATGGCTCTGCCAAACCGGATAAATTCTTTGATATATGTTGGGAACAGTTGGGCTGGCATCTGATCCAATATCTGTTCATTCGTCAGTGACTTCATATCAAGCCCCCAATCCCATCGCCAACATGGCGCAACCAACAATGATTGCGCGTCGAATCATGCTGGCTATAGCTAAATGACCTGCGATGGCTAGGTCATAACATTCACCCATAAATCGATCTGGTCTTGCATATGGGAAGAGACTTCGATCTAGCCAATAGCCCACCACTGCGGCAAGCGATACAAGACTGAGCTTGTAAAGGCTGACGGGCAATTGTTGGGGTGCCAAGAGCCCAACCAGAAAGAGCAGGGCGATGGTGATGACGAGCCAGCCGCTCAGTCGAGGCAAACGTTGGAGTAGGGTGTGTTCAGTCATACGCAGCATGGTGCCGCGCGCGCGCGATCTACTCTAAATAAAGCGTTTTAAAAAAGATCGCGCATATAGAATGAGTCCACAATCCTTTTGCAGTGTCATTCAGTTGGCTCTCGCTCAAGGCAAAAAGGCCATCTTTCGATGGCCTTTTTATTTGCATAAAAATTTGCAAATCTTTTTGCAAATATTAGTTTTTGAAATCTGCCACCGCTCTTCTGTAAAGGCTTGGCAACTTCACATGATTAGGATAGCCACTTGCTGTTGACTGCTCATGCTCACAAATGATTGTCAGCGTTTTAAGTGGAGGTGGGGCTTTTGCACAAAGACGGGCATAGTCTGCTTTGAAGCCTGCGACGATGGCTGGCGTTAACTGACCTGCTGGGACAAGCTCAATGCCTGCAACAAGATTTGTGGCCTGTTCAGCAAAGTCTTTGTGCGACTGCTTTCTGTCACCATAGCCAAAAATGAGCGCTAAAAATCCAAGTGACGAAATGATGCCACCGATCCA